CCCCGGCCCGCGCGTCACGGCGGACCTTTTTGAAACCTAACACGAAAGGAATATGCGTATGGGACTGATCGAAACGATTCAATCCGGCAAAAAGCCGAGACCGCGGCGAACGCTGCTTTACGGCGTTCACGGCGTAGGCAAGTCGACCTTCGGGGCCTGCAGTGACCACCCTGTCTTCGTTCCCACCGAAGACGGTCAGGGGGAGATCGACTGTCATCGCTTTCCGTTGGCCAAGTCGACCCAGGCCGTGATGGATGCCATCAGCGCGCTCTACCAGGAGCAGCACGACTACCGCACGGTGGTCATCGACTCGCTCGATTGGCTGGAGCGGATGATCTGGGACGACGTCTGCCAGGAATTCGCCGTGCGATACCTGGAGAAGGCCGACGGCGGCTACGGCAAGGGCTACACCTACACGTTGCCCCGATGGCGCAACTTCCTCGACGGACTCGATGCCCTCCGCGGGGAGCGGCAGATGGGCGTGATTCTCATCGCCCACGCCAAGACGGAGAAGTTTCAGACGCCCGAGGATACGGCGCACGACCGCTTCGCCCCCAGGCTGCACAAGTTGGCCTCCGCCACGATCCAGGAATGGTGTGACGAGGTGTTTTTCGCCACCTACGACGCGATCACCGACCCCAGAAAGGTCAAGACGGAGGAGCCGCCAGCGCGCATCGTGCGGACCTGCGAGGGTCCCACCCACGTGGCCAAGAATCGGCTGGGAATGCCGCCGGAGATTCCGCTGCAGTGGGACGCTTACGACTACTACATCAAACAAGAACACAACCCCCAACCCAAGGAGAACTGAACTTATGGCGACTCTCAGTGGCTTTGATGCCAACCAAGTGGAACCGACCACACCGTTCGACCCGGTGCCGGCAGGTAAGTACCTGGCCGTGATCGTGGGGTCGGAGATGAAACCGACCAAGGCGCAGACGGGCGAGTACCTGGAACTCACCTTCGAGATCTTCGAGGGGGAGTACAAGGGGCGCAAGCTCTGGGCCCGGTTGAATCTGAAGAACCCCAACGAGACGGCGGTGAAGATCGCCCGGGCCGAACTCTCGGCCATTTGCCGGGCGGTGGGTGTGCTGCAGCCCAAGGACAGCGTGGAGCTGCACAACCTTCCGCTGGTGATCAGCGTGAAGTGTGTCAAGCGTGGGGACACGGGCGACATTTCCAACGAAGTGAAGGGCTATGCCAAACGCGAGGCCGCCGGAGGCAAGCCCCAGCAGGCAACCACCGACACTCCACCCTGGTTGAGGAAGTAATGGGCGCGAAATCCCGGCGCAAAGGCAAGCTTGGTGAACTGGAGGCCGCGGCCGAAATCCGGCGGATCTTCCGCGTGGAGGCCAGCCGCGGCCGCCAGTTCCACGGCGGCGACGATGCCCCCGACATCCGCACGGCGATCCACGATGTGCATTCTGAGGTCAAGCGGTCGAAAACCCTGCGACTTTACGATGCACTCGCGCAAGCCGTCGACGATGCGGGGGATCTGATCCCCGTCGTATTGCACCGCGCCGATCGCAAGCCCTGGGTGGCCGTGGTACGGCTGGACGACCTGCCTCGGCTGGCCGTCCAGTTGTACCTGACCCTGGCACAGAACACATAGGAGACCCAAACACATGAACCTTCAAAATCGACTTTCACTACCGACAAGGAGAGCGTAACCATGACCAAGACCGAGAAGATCTACCCTGAGCACATTCGTGCTGACGGTGGCACGCAGCCTCGGGCGAAGATCAATCGCGAGGTGTACCGCGACTACGCCGAGCGGATGCAGGCGGGCGACGAGTTCCCGGCAATCACCGTCTATTTCGACGGCAAGGACTACTGGCTCACTGACGGTTTTCACCGTTTCAATGCACACATGATTGCCCGGCCCAGCGAGCCGTTGGAGTGCACTATCCGCCAGGGCACGGTGGAGGATGCTCAGTGGCACAGCTATGGGGTCAACAAGACGCACGGGCTGCGAAGGACCAACGAGGACAAGAAGCGAGCGGTGCGATCGGCATTAACCCACTGGAAGGCGGTGGAACTCAGCAATGTGAAGATTGCTGCACATTGCGGTGTCGACGAGAAGACGGTGCGGAGATATCGGCGCCAAATGAGTGCGTCATCGGAAATTCCGAAGACGCAGATCCGCACTGTCAAACGCGGCAAGTCCACCTATCAGCAGGACACGACGAACATCGGGAAGAGCCGGAAACGTGCCAATCGCCGTAAGCCTTCCCGCCATATGGCCGGCCGGGTCAACAACCCCACCCGTGTCCCCGTGCCAGCTGAGCCGATGACGGCCCTTTCCTTACCACACGACCCCGCTATGGGGGCTCGGACACTCATCGAGGTATTTGACGCCGACTACCTCCGTGCCCTGGCGGCCGAACTCACCGCACACCTGAAAGGGCTCGACAGATGAGCTACGCACAACCCCAGACAACCCAACCCCTCACTGAAAGGAAGTTTTTATGATCGACAAGTTTTTCGAGCGTTCGGACCAATACAACGTTGTCACGGACGTTACCCCGGCAATTGCCGAGGCATGGCTCACCCAATGCAACTCGCACAACCGCAAGCTGGTCGACGCCCATGTCGAGCAGTTGGCCGGCGAGATGAAGGCCGGCCGCTGGCGGCTGACGCATCAAGGGATCGCATTTAGCACCAACCGAGTCCTACTGGACGGTCAACACCGGCTCTGGGCCGTCGCCTTGTCCGAGATGACCGTGCCTATGCGGGTATTCTTCAATGAGCCGGCCGGCTCGATCGGCACCATCGATGCCATCCGGGCCCGCAGCAACGACGAGATCATCACCCTGGCGGGCGGCCTGGGCGTGGTCACACGCGGCGAGTTGGCGACACTCCGGGCCATGCTCACAGGACTGGGCACCTACAACCGCATGGCACCCGGCGAGGAAGCCGAACGATTGCGTCTTCACCGCAGCGCGGTGGAGTTTGCGCACACGGTTCTGCCCGCCGCCAGGTTTCGAGGCGTGGCCACGGCTGTGACCCGTGGCGTGTTGGCTCGGGCGTACTACTCAAGCAGCCTCGGCCGCCTGCAGCATTTCGCGGACGTTCTGCAAACAGGGATTGCCTCCGAGGAGGAGGATCATCCAATCGCCCTCTTGCTGAAATTCCTCATCGAGACCTCTCATCGGCGACGGGGGCGTCCTGAGGTGCGGGAGCGGTACGGCAAGACAGAGCGGGCCCTGTCAGCCTACATCAATGGCGAGCAGTTGGGCAAGCTGTACGCCACGACAGCGGAGCTGTTTCCGCTTCCTGAGGAAGTAAACGTAGAAACCGCGGCCTGACCCCTAAAGGACCTGATCAACGACGACTTCAACGAAGATCTCGACCAGAAATGATCTGCTAAAGCGGCCTCTCCATCACTTGGTTCCAGCGACTCAGTGAGGGTGGGCATCCGGCGGCACAGTGCGGGTTCGGGTTCATACCCCATCCCCCCGGGTGCAAGTCCCGGCGTCGGATCTTTGATTCAAATAACCGCAGGGAAGCGAGACCCGATGCTCACGTTGCGACCCTATCAACAAGAAGCCCTCGATGCTGTTTACAGGTATCTTCGCCATCACGACGACAACCCATGCGCGGTGCTTCCAACCGCTTCGGGCAAAACGCCCTTGTTGGCCACGATCTGCAAGGATGCAGTGACCAAATGGAACGGCCGCGTTCTCGTACTGGCCCATGTGAAGGAACTGTTGGAGCAAGCCGCCGACAAACTTCGGGCAATCTGCCCGGAGGTGGACTTCGGCATCTACTCGGCCGGCCTGAAGCGGCGCGACACAGATCATTCGGTAATCGTCGCCGGGATCCAGTCCGTCTACAAGCGGGCCTGCGAGTTGGACGCCTTCGATCTGATTATCGTCGACGAATGTCATTTGTTGCCCCCCGATGGAGAAGGACGTTATCGACAGTTCCTGGCAGAGGCCAAGGTGGTCAATCCCAACCTGCGGCTGATCGGGTTGACTGCCACGCCGTACCGCATGAAGACGGGGATGCTCTGCGGCCCCGACAATCTGCTCAACGCCATCTGCTATGAGATCGGCGTGAAGGAATTGATTCGCGACGGTTACCTCAGTCCCTTGATCACCAAGGCCGGGCTGAAGAAGGTCGATACGTCCGATCTCCATATCCGCGGCGGCGAGTTCGTCACCGGTGAAGTGGAAGAGCTGATGGATCAAGACGAGCTGGTCGAGGCGGCCTGCCGAGAGATCATCTACTATACGAAGGATCGCCAGGCATGTCTGATCTTTGCCGCCAGCGTGGCGCATGCCAAGCACATCCAAGCCGTACTGCAGAAGAAACACGGCGTCGAGTGCGGCCTAGTCACCGGCGAGACTCCGACCGGCCAGCGGGATGAATTGTTGACCCGCTTTCGCGGCGAGAAGATTCCCGAGAACCTGTTCGGCGACAGCCGACCCCCTCTGAAGTATTTGGCCAATGTGGGTGTCCTCACGACGGGCTTCGATTCGCCTCGAATCGACTGCGTGGCATTGCTACGCCCGACAGCGTCCCCCGGACTCTACTATCAGTGTTGCGGCCGCGGATTCCGATTGCATCCGGGCAAGCAGAACTGCCTGGTGCTCGATTACGGCGGTAACATTCTGCGCCACGGCCCGGTCGACGCAATCGAAATCTCCCGGCGTTCCGGTGGCTCCGGCGAAGCGCCGGCCAAGGAGTGTCCCGAATGTCACAGCGTGTTGCACACGGCCTATTCCGTCTGCCCTGACTGCGGCTACGAGTTCCCGCCACCGGACCGGAAGAAGCACGACGCCGAGGCCTCCAGCGAAGGCATTCTCTCCGGCCAGGTGGTCGACACACAGTACGACGTTCAAGACATCTACTATTCGGTCCACAAAAAACGCGGAGCGGATGAGTCGGCTCCGCGCACTCTGCGAGCCGACTATCGCATCGGTTTCCAACACTACCAAGCGGAGTGGACTTGCCCGGAACATGACGGCTGGCCGCGGCAGAAGTTCGTCGAGTGGTGGCTCCGGCGTTCCAACGATCCCATTCCCTCCACCGCCCAACAAGCCGTCGACATCGCCAATGCGGGCGGTGTGGCAATGGCACGGAAGATCACCGTCCGCAGTGTGACCGGCGAGAAGTTCGATCGCATCGTGGACTACGAACTCGACGAGAAACCCGAGGCGCTGCCGGCCCAGGTCGCGCTGGGTTACGACGACGGAGACATTCCCTTTTGACCCGGGGAGACAAAGCAGTGACCACACGTCCCGCCACCGGACAACCGAGACAGACGCAGCTGTCAGACCAGGCCGCCGGCCTTTTTGAGCATCACGGGGACGATGCCCTCAAGCAATGCCCCAGGTGTGGATTTCGGCCGGATGACATTTCCGATCTCGTCAAGCGAGTCGTCTGCTGCGAGTGTGGCGAGATTCGCGTCCACAACTATCGATCGCCCTACGCCGTCTGCCCCAACGGGCACGGCAAACTGGTACGCCGATTCAGCCAGGCCGAGGAGCGCAGGGCGATTGCTGCCGTGTTGCCCGAGGCTCGGCTTGTCGGACACCGCCGATTCACCATCGAGGGCCACGACGGTCTGTTCGCCTATCGCAATGGCAGTGGACACAAACCGGCGCGCCCGGGCGACACGGTGGGGCCGGACCAGGTGATCGCCCGCCACGAGACGACGGCGGGCCGCCTGATTCGCGTGTTCTCACGGATATCGAGGGACTCTACCAAAGGAAAACAGAATGGCCAAACGAAAGCCGCCGACTGATCGCCGCATGGGAGTCGTGCTCTCCGATGTGCATGCCCCGTTTCAAGACAAGACCGTCTGCCGGATGGCGTTGGACTTCATCCGCGAGCATCGCCCCGGCACGGTCCACCTGCTCGGCGATATCGGCGATTTCTACAGCATCTCCAGATTCGAAAAGGACCCGTCCCGCCGGGAAGATCTCCAGCAAGACCTGGACGCGGAGCGAGACTTTCTCTGGGAGGTACGCGACGCGGCGCCGGCGGCCAGGCTGATCTACTCGGAGGGTAACCACGAATTCCGACTGCGGAAGTTCCTCCGCAGTGAAGCCAAGGCACTCGCGCAACTACGCAACTTGCGATTGGACAAGCTGCTGGAGTTCGATCGCCTGAAGATCCGCTATCAGCCCCACGACCGTCCGTACCGGGTCGGCTCGCTGTTGTTCACACACGGGCAGCTGGTCCGCAAGTGGTCGGGCGCTTCGGCCCGCGGCCACTTTGAAAAATTCGGCGGCTGTGTCATCCATGGCCACACGCACAGACTGGGAGCGTTCTACCACCGCGACATCAACGACACCTACGCCGCGTGGGAGAACGGCTGCCTCTGCAATCTTAATCCCGATTACGTCACGGCACCCGATTGGCAGCACGGCTTCAGCCTGGTGTGGATACACCGGGATTACTTCCATGTGGAGCAAATACCAATTGTGAAAGGTCGGTACAATTACCACGGGAAGATGTACGGGCGGAAGCGATTGTCGCCGACGGCGCTGTTCGAAGTCGAAGACGTAGGCGTATAGGAACAGGGACGACCGTTGGCACAATCCGCCGCGCACAACTTGATTCACGGAGACTGCCTCGAAGTGCTCCGTACCCTCAGTGATGCAACGTGCATCTTCGCCGACCCGCCCGACAACATCGGTCTGCGCTATGGCGAGTACGGGGACCGGCGGCCCGATGGCGCTTACATCGCTTGGCTCGAAGACTGCCTGCGCCTGTTTGTCCGGAAGGCAGGCGTCGTTTGGCTATCCTACAACGCCCGGTGGAACTTCGTCGTGGGCGAGATCGTCAGCCGACTATTGCGAGAGCACCGAGGTCTCGATGCCAAGGCCTGTGTGCAGGTATTCACGTTCGGGCAACACAACCACCATGACCTAGGCAACAATCACCGCCCGCTGTTGCGGCTGAAGCACGCGGATGCCCCGCTCTATCCCGACGCTATTCGCGTCCCTTCGTGGCGGCAAAGAAACGGCGATAAGCGGGCCGATCCTCGCGGCCGTGTGCCCGGCGACGTGTTCGACTTCCCGCGGGTCACCGGCAATTCGCGGCAACGCCGCCGGTGGCATCCCACGCAGCTTCACGAAGGGCTGGTCGAACGGTGCGTCAAGCTGAGTACGTGCGAAGGTGATCGGGTGGTCGATCCCTTCGGCGGCACAGGGACGACGCTTCGCGTCTGTGATCGCATCGGCCGGCCTTGCACGCTGATTGAGACGGACCGTACGTATTGCGAGCGAATCGCTGAGGAACACGACATACCGCTACTTGAACACACATAAACCTGTCATGGAGGACATGATGAACGATCCTAAGCCTAGCAGTGCAGAACCGACTGAAATGGCCCAATTCCCCACCGGCGCCGTCCGCAGCACGGACGCCGACAGCGTGCGCTTCGATCTGATCTCGCCGATAGGGCTCCGCCGCGTGGCTGAAACGTGTGCCGAGGGCGCGGCCAAATATGGAGACCATAACTGGGAGCAAGGATTCCCAGTATCCTCCATGATCAATCATGCCCTGCGACACGTCAACCTCTACCTGCAGGGCGATAGCAGCGAGGATCATTTGGCCCATGCTACCTGGAATCTGCTGGCCGTGATGCATTTCGAGGAGGCGCTGCCGGAGATGATCGACGTGCCCATCCAGAAGATTCTCCGGGAGCAGAGCACGTAAGACACCTTCCACAGTTTGAACATACCATGATTATCGACCCAGAATTTCGGGCCTTGTGCCCACCACTCTGCGACGAGGAACTGACCCAACTGCAATCCAATCTGCAGCGCGACGGGTGCCGCGATCCGCTGGTTGTGTGGCAGGAAGAAGACATCCTGCTGGATGGCCACAACCGCTACACCATCTGTCAGGATCTGAGCATCCCATACCACACGAACTCCGTTCGGTTGCCAGGTCGCGACGCGGCCAAGGAATGGATCATCCGCAACCAATTTGGCCGCCGCAACCTGACGCCGTATCAGCGGGCCGAATTGGCGTTGCAGCTGGAGCCGCTCATTCGCGAGAGGGCGGAGGAGAATCTGAAGCAGTCAGGCCGTCAATTCGGCAGGGGCGCAAAGGGTTGTCAGATATCTGACAACCCTATCCCTCGGATCGACACCAAGCAAGAGCTTGCCAAGGCCGCCGGCGTCTCCCACGATACGATCGCCAAGGCCAAGCATCTGGCAGGATCAGCGGATGAGGCGACCAAGGCGAAGCTACGCCGTGGCGAAACCACGATCCATGCCGAGTATCGGCGACTCCGCAAGCAGCAGGCCCAACAACAGCGGGAAGAAAAGAAGTCGGCACACGTTGAAATCCCGGCGGAGCATCGCCTGCAGCTCATCCAGGCTGATGTAGCCAAAGCCACCGAACACGTCGAGGCCGAATCTGTCGACTGGATTATCACAGACCCACCCTATCCACGGCAGTACCTTGAAGTCTTCTCTCACCTGGGCGCGTTCGCCGCACACGCCCTGAAGCCCCACGGATCGATGATTGCCATGGTCGGGCAGTCCTATTTGCCCGAGATCATTGCGAGACTGGGCGAGACGCTGCAGTACCACTGGACACTGGCCTACCTCACACCGGGTGGGCAGGCGGTCCAGCTTTGGGAACGAAAGGTCAACACGTTTTGGAAGCCGTTGCTGTGGTTCACCAAGGGCAAGTACGGCGGTGACTGGATCGGTGACGTGTGCCGTAGCGATGTGAACGATAACGACAAGCAGCATCACCATTGGGGACAGTCGGTCTCCGGGATGGTGGACGTGCTGCGGCGGTTCGCTTATCCCGGTCAGGTGGTCTGTGATCCCTTCGTAGGAGCCGGGACCACCGGGATCGCCGCGCTGGCATGCGGCTGCCAATTCATCGGCCTGGATATCGACGATGAGTGCCTCGAAAAGACCAGAGTCCGTATTTCACAATCTCACTTTCAGGAGGATCCGTGTGGTCACAGATGATGAAGGCCGAGCCGTTCGCGAAGAACGGACCGGTTGGCGCGACGAGCAAATCAGTCGGCGACACCGAGCTTGGGGATTTGACTGCCCAGCGCTGGACATCGACTTTCTGATGCTTGAATACGATCGTGGCAAAGCGGTTGCCCTGGTGGAATACAAGCACGAGGACGCCGCGCCCATCAGAACTGGGCATCCGAGCG